TACGTCAAGCACGTAAAAGGTGGAAATGTTAAATGACTAATTCAGGCACAAAGAAAAAAGTTAAGAAAGTAATAAAAGGTTTAAAGAAAGCCAGTAAGACTCATGCTAAACAGGCTAAGACGCTTGAAGCTGTTGGCTTTAAAAAAGGCGGATCTGCAAAAAGTGGGGGAAAGATTTGCCCATCAGGTAAAGCTTGGGCTAAAAGAACATTTGATACATATCCTTCTGCATATGCAAATATGGCAGCGTCAAAGTATTGCAAAGATCCAAACTATGCAAAAAAGTCTAAAGCAAAGAAAATGAAAAGAGGTGGTCTTGTTAACATAAAAGGCCAAGGCATTGTAATGAGAGAAAGACTTAGGTAATGGGACAGCTTAAGGAATGGCGAGAACAAAATTGGGTTAGGATTGGTACAGACGGTTCTATTAAGGGACCATGCGGTACTAGCAAAGATAAAAAGAATCCAGATCGTTGTCTGCCTAAAGCTAAAGCAAATAGCTTATCAAAATCAGAAAGAGCTAATACAGCTCGTAAAAAGAAAGCAGCCGGGCGAAAAGGTAAGACTGTTGTTGCTAATACAAAGAAAGCTAAAGTTAAATTAAAAAAAGGTGGAGAGGTAAGAAGAATTGCTAGAGGATGTGGTAAAGTTATGTCCGATAGAAGAAAAAGAACCAAATATTCTTAGGAGTAAATATGTATAAAAAAACGAAAGGCTACAGTAGTGGCGGAAAAATGAAGTCCAAAGGCATGGCTATGGGTGGCATGATGAAATCCAAAGGCATGAAAAAGGGCGGAATGATGAAGTCTAAGGGCTACAAGAAAGGTGGCATGATGAAGTCTAAAGGTATGAAAATGGGTGGAATGATGAAATCCAAAGGATACAAGAAAGGCGGAATGATGAAATCTAAAGGTTATAAGAAAGGGGGGAAGGTAAAATAAAGTGGCATACTTGCAAAGTAATATCCCACATTTTAAATGTTGGGTTAGGAGAGAGTACACGCACAACCACGAAAAATATCACGGAGAATTCTTACATGCTATGGCAGTTGCAGTTACAACAATGCCATGTCGTTGTTTAAGTTTTCAACTGATATTTACAGGCATAGAAGCTGAAGGAGAAGAAGAAGATACAGTACACGGTGGAGCAATGTGGGCAAGAATGCCTATCACTGCTTTAGTAGGTGATACTCCTTTTGAAGAATGGCCTGAACCGATGGCAGTTCATGATGCTCAACCTTGGGATTGTTCATCTCATAATCACGCTGTTTACATTATAGACCGAGCGACACCTTGTCCTTGGATGGCAAAGATAGATGGTAACTTTTATCCAGCTAAGTATTTGTTTACTGTTGATTATGCAGAGAACGAAATAGCTGATGATCCAGCTCAACATAAACAAAGTCATGTTATGGAGTTGTTAGATGCTGGACCCTGGACAGGTAACATAGTTGCACTACCAAATAACCGTGTCAGGGTTACACACCCGGCTTGGTTTGAAACAGGTACAGGTGCACCTGATTTTAAACCATCTGCTCATATACATTATTCAAAGTCTGATTTAGACTACACATTGGACATAAACAGAATTTTTGATAATCTATATGCAGAGGATGAGTAATGGCACTTTCAGGTAGCACAGATTTTGAACCCAATGTAGCTGAGTTTGTAGAAGAAGCATTTGAAAGATGTGGATTAGAACTTAGAACTGGATACGATTTAAAAACAGCAAAAAGATCTATCAACCTTATGTTGGCAGAATGGGCTAACAGAGGTTTGAACCAATGGACTGTAGAACAAGCAACTCAAACAGTTACTGAAGGACAAACTGACTACACACTGAATGCTAATATAGTTGATTTATTAGATTGTTCTATAAGAAGAAACACAAGTGGAACTGATTTAGATTTACAAATGTCTAGGATCAGTAGAAGTGAGTATTTAAACATTCCCACTAAATCAACTAAATCTAGACCATCTCAGTTCTTTCTTGATAAGTTAAATACACCTGTATTAAAGATATGGCCAGCTCCAGAGAACAGCACAGATGTATTGGTGTTTAATAAAATTGTAAGGATGGATGATGCTGACAAACCAACTAATACTATGGATATGCCTTTTAGATTTTATCCTTGTTTTGCAGCCGGGCTTGCATACTATATAGCGATTAAAAAAGCCCCGGAAAGAGTGGTAATGTTAAAACAAATGTATGAAGAAGAGTTTGAAAGAGCTTTAAGCCAAGACGAAGATAGATCTTCTTTTAGGATTGCTCCATATAGCACCAGGCAGTAATTATGACATATGCACTTGGTAAATATGCAAAAGCCATTTGCGACAGATGTGGCTTTGAATATAAGCTAAATCAACTAAAAGAGGAATGGAATGGACTGAAAACTTGTCCTTCATGTTTTGAACCGAAGCATCCTCAATTAGAACCATTGCCTCATGTAATAGATCCTGAAGCTTTATACAAACCTAGACCTAGTCAAGATTTAGGTGTGGGTGAGGGATTTGTTGTTGTTGTTTATACTGATATTACTAAAGGCAACTCTATGGATCCAAATATTATTGGATCAAATTTTACTGTAGATGAAATGACAGGCTCAGTTGGGGAGGTTACAATCACGATATGACGTTAACTGAATTAAAAACATTAATACAGAATTACACAGAGAATGATGAAACAACTTTCGTTAATACACTTAACGATATGATCATTAATACTGAAGAAAGAATCGCAGAATTAATTGAGTTTGACTACTTCAGAAAAAATGTAACAGGTTCTTTAACAACTGGTAATACTTATCTTACAGCTCCTACTGATTTTAAACTTAGTTTTTCATTAGCTGTAATAGACAGTAATAACGATTATCACTATCTAGACAAAAAACATACTAGCTTCATGCGTGAATATTCTAATGATGCGGTGGACACCTCAGAAAGAGGCAGACCTTTGTATTATGCAGACTTTGATAAAGACTTGTCTACTGCAAGCAACAATGGTTCTACTTTAATAGTTTCACCTGTTCCAGATCAAACCTATACTGTTGAGTTACATTATCTATACAAACCAACAAGTCTAACCGCACAAACAACAGGAACCTGGATGTCTAACAATGCTCGTAATGCACTGCTTTATGGATCATTAATAGAAGCTTCCACATTTATGAAAGGCGAACCAGAGATGCAAGTTGTGTATGAAACTAGGTTTGGTCAAGAAATTCAAAGACTAAAAAATATGGCTGAAGCCAGAGGTAGAAGAGACGAATATAGATACGACTCGCTCAGAAGCGAAACAACATAGAGAGAGATATGGAGAGAATAAAAAGCTTAGAAGGCAAAAGTATAGCTATTGTAGGATTGGGGGGAAGTTGGCAAGACTACAACTTAGCTAAATCACACGGAGCACACTTTGACGAAGTGTGGACTATCAATTCAGTAGGATCTGTAATATTTCACGACAGAACTTTCATGATGGACCCAGTCAGTAGATTCTTAGATACAGATGATGCTGGGGGTCAAACAAGCGGAATGGTAGAGGTTTTGTTAAATGATGATAAACCTGTTTACACTTGTGAACTAGATGATAGATGTAGAAATCTAGTTGAATATCCAATTAATGAAATATTAGAAGAATTTAACTGTTGTTACTTAAATAACACAGTAGCTTATGCAATAGCTTTTGCTTTATGGAATAAAGTATCGACAATAAAATTATTTGGAATAGACTTCAGTTATAAAGGTAATTTACATTTTGCAGAGGCTGGTAGGGCTTGTGTAGAGTTTTGGCTATCTAAAGCTATGCATCTTGGCGTTCAAATTGAAGTTGCAAAAACGAGTGGTTTATTAGATACCAATGTAATTGCAGAAGAAAAATTATATGGCTATCACAGACTCCAGGATCCTTTAGTAATTATGTCAGATGGAAAAGGTTTTATGACTTCAATGAAACAAAGCGAAGCTTTGGAATTACAAAAAGAAGTAAAAGAACAGGAACCTATTCTTATAGATAGAAATGATAGTCACTTAAAACCAAGAGATAACGAGCCAAAGGTATGGTAGATGAAATAACACCTACGGCAATACCGAGTTTAGGCGTAATAGAAACTAAAACATCTAACTTTGGTGGCCATCCTCCAGAGTTTTGGGCAGAACGTTTGACTGAAAAAATAGTTGGTAGTTCTGAAGAATTAGAGCCACACATAAAAGCACAAGCAAAAGCTTATGAAGAACAGATAAAACAAGTCTGTTTGATTTACATAAAAAATGCTATAAAATCCTATAAAGCTACCTTAATTCAAGAGTTGTTAAAAGCTGGTGAAGAAGAAGTGGCTAAAATTGTAAAAAGGATATAAATATGGCTATCACATCAACATTAACAACCAGCTTTAAAAAAGAGCTGCTAGAGGCTGTTCATAATTTTAAAAACTCAGGTGGAGACACATTTAAACTAGCACTATATACAAGTTCTGCTACTTTAGGTGCTACTACAACTGCGTTTACTACTACCGGGCAAGCATCAGGAACTAATTACACTTCAGGTGGAGCAAATTTAACAAGAGTTGATCCAACCACAGGTGGAACTACAGGTTTTACTGATTTTGCTGATTTAACCTTTGGTACGGCTACTGTAACTGCTAGAGGATGTATGATCTACAATTCATCTGACAGTAATAAATCTGTTGCTACAATAGATTTTGGTGGCGATAAAACATCAACGGCTGGAGACTTTACAGTAGTTTTCCCTGCAGCAGCAGCAAGCACAGCTATCATAAGAATAGCTTAGTAAATGTCAGGTTGGGGTCGTTCCACATGGGGGACAGGTCCTTGGGGTGAGCCTGCCTCGATTCCTGTAAGCTTCACCATATCTGGTGTTGCAGCTACATCTGCTTTAGGTTCTGTTAGTGTAGATGCTGAAGCAAACGTAACGCCATCTACTTTAGTTGCTACTTCTGCTGTAGGTTCTGTCTCTACAATAGCTGCTGCTAATTTAACACTTTCAGGACAAGCTGGGACATCTTCTTTAGGAACGCCTACAACAGATGCAGAAGCTAATGTAACGCCTACTGGTCAATCTGCCACAGGTGCAGTATCTGGCGTAGGTGTAAATGCTCAAGCTGTAGCTGTATGTCCAAGTGCAGTTGGCACACTAGGATCAGTTTCAGTTGATGTAGATGGTGAGGCAAATGTACCTGTTTCTGGCCTTAGTTCAACAGCATCTGTTGGTTCTGTAACCATACATCACAACGCAAGATTTGATATTAATGGTGTTTCTGCGACAGGATCTGTAGGATCAGTATCTGTTGTAGCCAAAGCAACAGCTACTTTAACAGGTTTATCTGCCACTGGAGAAATTGGCGAACCGTTTGTTTGGAGTCTTATAGATGAAACTCAAACGCCTAATTATACTAACATAGATGAAACTCAAACCCCCGGTTGGGAAGATGTTGCTTAACTATGCACAAGAAAGGTAATATAATCAATTGAACGGAGATATGAATGGCTACTTATGTAAATGATTTAAGACTTAAAGAAATAGCTACTGGTGATGAGTCAGGAACTTGGGGAACTTCAACAAATACAAATTTGGAATTGATTGGTGAAGCTCTAAGTTTTGGTACAGAAGGCATAACAACTAACGCAGATACTCATACCACTACAGTTGCAGATGGAGCAGCAGACCCTGGTAGAGCTATGTATCTTAAATACACAGGCACACTAGACTCAGCCTGTACGATTACGATTGCACCTAACACTATAAGTAGGATGCACTTTATAGAAAACGGCACTACAGGTTCTCAAAATATTATAATTTCACAGGGTACAGGAGCTAACGTAACCATACCAGCTGGCGATACTAAGGCAGTTTACTTAGATGGTGCTGGTTCTGGTGCAGCCGTAGTTGATGCTTTTGCTAGTTTAAATACAGTAGATTTAAAAGTTGAAGACGATTTAACAGTTACAGATGATGCCTCAGTAGGAGGTGATTTAGCCGTGACAGGTGCGTTAGACGTTGATGGAGCTACCACAACAGACGGCATAACAAACGCTGGTAACTT